ATAGTATTTTCTCAATTGACGTAACATTTGCTCTAGTTGTTGTAAATGCAACCGCAGTTGCGTTATCAAGAGGCAGTCCACTAGGAGATGTACTAATCGCAACGGTAGGAGTGCCAGTAAATCCAGAACCATCGTTATTCAAGAATATTTCACGAATATATCCAGAACCTAAAATTGGAGCCGCTTGTGCAGTTCTACCAACACCAACCAGTTGAAGTGTAGCAATATATCCCTCATCTTGAACTTGAGTATCAATAATATCAAGAGAAGTATCAATAACTTCATCTTCATACTCAAACAATTCACATTTTAATTTGTAAACATAAGTTTTTCCTAACTGATAAAATGGATCTTCATGCTCTACAAATTTTATCTCAAATAATCTTTGACCTAGTGGGAAAAAAACTAAATCACCCTCTCGTGGTCTTGAAGCAAGATCAATATCATCAGATGACACCATAAAAGGAGCAATAAACTCTTCAAACCTTTCCTTTGATACAGTGAGTTCTACTTCGTCTCTTAAGCTCATTCCAAATTTAGTTAGAACATCACCTGCACCAGAATATCCATCATATGAGTTAACATACATCTCTACTGAGAAATTATCATCAAATTTAGATGCAGTAACTTCTTCTATAATAGTTGATTGATTTACAAATTTTCTTGGAATATATGTTACTTCTATACCATAAATTCTAAGGTGTTCATTGATTAGATCTTGTACTAACCTCTGTTCACCCTGAGATCCTTGCTGAAAATACGGATTTAATGCCATTATTCATCACCCAATAAAATCAAGAGGAGGTGTTTCGTAGTCCATCATCATTCTGTCTCTTAATTCTGACAGTTCCTTCACTCCTTCATCATATATTTCTCTGCCATTCAACTCAAGACCACCAGGTAATTTAGTTCCTCTAAATTTTAATAGGTTTGCACCCCATTGTTTTTTAATCAATGCTGTAAAATATCTTTTTACAAATGGATCATTATAAATTTGTTCGGTGTCAATTGCACGAAAACAGTCAATTACAATAAAATTACCAACTGTTTCGGAACCCCAATCAATATCTAAGTATAATCGATCTTGCCTTTGATTAAATCTTATTTGTTTTTCTGTTGTTAGTAAATGATCAATATCTTCGAGATAAGTTTTAGTCATTGCAAATTGCAATAAATTAACCGAATTGAAATAATATAGGTCATTTAAAAATAACTGATATTTAATACTAAACATTCCTCCAGATATAGAACTGGAATCAAATTTAAATATTTTATTAACTCCCAATATACTATCTGGAACTGCTAAAAAATTAGAAGTTTCATAAAAATTACTTGTTACTGTTACATTTGATGTCTGAATACCAGTAGTTGTAACGATACCTACACCATCTGTGCTTTTTGCTGTGCCTCTATCAATATCATCCTGCGTTATTTTATATTTGAGATACATCCTCTCAATTCCATTATAATGACGCTCTTGATATATCTGAACAGTATCGTCCACTGCATCATGTAATTGGTCATCATCCAGATTAATTTCTAAAACAGGAGCTCCTAGTTGACGCAAACCGTAATTTATAAGTTGTCCTCTATTGCTTGGTTTCATTTTTCATCCTTTAGATTTGCGATTTCCTCTAGAAGTAATTGTTTTTCTTTCTCGTAATCATTCTTTAGAGTTTGTAGTTTTGCCTCCAAAAGAACGTTTTGGTTTAATGCTGCTGCTAGTTTTGTATGATATAAGTTCACTAACACATTAATGTCTACTTCACTGTTTTGCTGCATATTAGAAAGTTCCTCCATCTAGGGTTGAAGTCCAATGTGGTTTGTTCACATAGACGTTTGTTGCTGCACCAGGTACAGATGCAAGGTTTGCAATTGCACCACTCTGACCTTCTCTTCTTAAATTATTAGTTGTGTTGAATGTTCCTTCAACACCAATCAAATTAACAGAGTTTCCACCTGTTACTGCTGTTTCAACGACACCAAAGGCACCAGTGGTATCTTGTTTAACAATATCACCAACTGCTACTGTTATAGCAGCACTTAATGAACTTAATGTAATTTTTGTAATCGCTGTTAATACTTGTTTTGATGTAATAACAGGTGTTTGTGGATTGTTTGTGGATCTTTGTAGACCTTCACTATCAAACCATACTACACCACCTGAATTAAAATTACCTGACTGATAGTAGATACCTTTGATATCTAGGAAACCTTTTGTACCAGAAACAACACTTGCTGTTATAGTTGCATCAGGAACATAAGTCCATCTTCGACTATTATCACCGTGAGTTCCGTGATTACCAGTTCCAGCGGTGCTTGATGCAATTGAACTATCATCTAGTCCAAAGAAACCATCAGTTGAATTAGCAGTTCCAATACCAGTATTATATGTAAATCCAAGTCCACGGTCAGTGTTTGTGTCTGTAGCATGTACAACTGTAATTTCAGTCTGGGTGCTTATACCAGCAATTGACACTCCTTGGAATGTAAGTGTTTTTGTTCCTGTATTAATCGCTGTAACAGTCGTTATACCACTTGCAGAGAAACTTGAATGTAATAAAGTATCATTTACTGCGATACCTGTTACTTGATCAACAACCACTGTTGAAGTACCAGAACTATGAGCTGACATTACAGTTCTTGTGCTAGTGGTGTCACCAACCATCATGATTGGATCATTAACAGTTGTCTGTGTTGAGTTAACTGTTGTTGTAGTACCATCAACTTGTAAGTTACCCTTGATGATAACGTCACCTTCATTACTTAATCCATCTGGATATGGGTCAATGAATATCTTATTACCTGCACCTGAATTTGATGCGATGATATTATTATTAATTCTAATATTACCAAGAGTAGCATCACCTGAAGTAATTAATTGATTATCAATAGTTACTTTACTACTAGTAAATTTTACATCTGCTCCAGCAAATCTTAATTCATCTGTTCCATTCTCATCATATTCTATAGTTGCATCAGAAGCTGCTGTTCCATCTGCACCTCCACCGAAACCTAAGAAGGTATCGTCAGGTATCATTACCTCACCAGAGCCATTTGGATTGAAAATTATATCTCCATTGTTATTGCTTGAAGATAATGTATTTGCGTCTAGAGTTAAGTTATCTACATTCCAAAGATCTATTTTTCTACTACTATCGAGAACAGCAACAATACCACCATCACTATTTCGTGAGTTAGTTACACCTGCTAACGCACCAGGTGTATGCTCCATCATTGAAGTATAGTAATGACCTCCAACAGGGTGAACGTTCGTACCGTCATCTCCTAAAAATACTCTATCTTTATATTGATTTACTCCACCATATTGACCTACACCAGTCACATATGCCATTTCACCCCAATTCAAACTAGCAGGTTTGGCTGTACCGGATGATCGTTTGATTCTAATTATACTAGCCATTTCAGAAATTTCCTCCGTTGATGTCTAAATTCTGTGTCGCACCTGGCGTTAGTTCTAATGTGCAATCAAATTTTTTCGTAACACCATTAAAAACAAGAACCATACCATCTTGTAAGGTTCCTGTGACATTCACATCACTTAACTCTGTTAATGATAGAGTTTGAGCACCTGCCAGAGAGGAAATAACCCTTGTAGCATTTTGTTGTCCAACTCTAACTTTTATATCTGCCATCTATGATTAGCAATTTAGATCTGAAAGTATTTATATTTACTAAGACGTTATCTTTGAGGCAAGGTCATTTAGAAGAGATTTTAGTTCATCTAACTCCCTTCTCATACCATCTAACTCCGCTTGTTTTAGATTATTTCGGTTTCTCATTGCAATATAATTCTCATATGCAAGATTATCTTTATTAATAATTGCATTTGTTTTTGGATCTCTATAGAGATTTTTATGTCCTTCAACTGGAATCATGCTTTATCTGTAAATGGTCCTAACAATCTATCTAGAAGTTTTTTACCTCTTCTTTTACCCTCTGTTGGATCATACTTGGTTTTACTCATATCATCCATAGCTTTTTTCTGAGCGTCTTTTCTACCACCTAAATTTAGGTCTTCAACATTACCCTCTGTAAACTGTTTAAAAGTTTTCATTATGCTAACGCTATTGCTCTAAAGTCTTTTAGTTTGATTGGAGATGATTCATTTGTAGAACTCATCACAATCTTAATAGAAAACGCATTAAATTGTTCCAAATTATCAACTGTGAATTGATATTCTGAGAATTCTCCGATTCTGTTTTTAGGTACGTTTGCATCTGCTCTACCATTATTAAGACCTAAATCAATTATTTCATCACCAAATCCATCACCATCTATATCCTTCAAGTTGTTGTAACCAGGAAACGCTCTATATGATTGTGATACTTCACTTGAATCAAAACTAAACAACCTATAGAACACTCTAAAGTCTGCTTCAGGTAAGACACTTGCACCAACTAAAACTTTAAGTGATGTTGCTGGTTGCTCAAGATTTATAACTGAGGATACAAATACTGAACCATGAGGATCATTTTTAATTTGATTTGTTCTACTATCAGTTGCGTAATCAGAAACTGGATTATTAATTTTATTTCTACCAAGAATGAATGTAGCATTCTTTGTATCAAGTGCAGGTGATAAGTTAGTATCCTCTGTACTCATATCAACTGATAAAGTTAAAGATTTTTTCTTTGGTAAACTTCCTAATCTAGCATCCTCATTAATTTTAGATGCAACTAGTCTAGGTGTACGGAAGAAAGTAGTTTCATTAAGTGCTGTTGGCTCAAAACCTTGATCAATAAATGATACTTCAGAACCACCTGAACTTGTTCCACTAACAGTTCTTACAGAACTATTAACTTTTGTTGTTCTACCAGGTGTTATGACATTTAATTGAGGTACAAATGAACTGAACTGATGGTTTTGAGATATACTGATATTTGATCCACCAAATGCTTTCTCATTTGTAAATGAAATTTGCTGGATACCTTGTGTTAAATCTCTCTGAGGATCTGCGAATAATGCTCTATTAATCTCAATAAAGTATGAATCAATATCAACTGGGTCAGATGAAACTGTGTGTGTGGTATTAATACCAATTAATGATATACCATTTGCTTCATAAGTTTGTATATCAGTTCCAGCTGGATATGGAAGAGCATTAGTATCAAATTGTGCTCTTGTAATTGTTAATGAACCTGTTCCTAAAACATAAGTAACAATTTCACTACCTATTAATGCCTCACCAGTATAGGTTGTGATACCATTAAATGATGCAAATGGAGTAGTATCAGCGATGGAGACAACCGTTGCATCCGCAGATATTGCCTGTGTTGTTTGAGTTACAACTGTATCTGGTTGTACATCTTTAATATGAACCTGATTTATAGCAGAGTGATGTGCATGATTTCGTTGAACAACCTCAAATTTATTACCAGTATATAAAGTTCCATTAACAACGGAATCATTGTTGACAAGAGCATTAGTTACAGGTGTTCTGGTATCATTACCAGGACCATAATGAACTAATGTTTCATTATTCTCAAATTTTTCACCTTGAACATCTGTCACAAATAAAGTATCAAATGTTGTGTTAATAGCACTTACAACTAATTTAAATCCCTGTCCACTTACCACTTTAGCATCATTATTATCAATTGTTAATACTTCACCAACTTGGTATCCTGAACCTAAAGTTAAATTACTGATACCATTTGCATCAACAACTCCATCAGTCACTGAAACTGAACATTGAGCACCACTTCCAGAACCTGTCAAAGATACAAGAGGTATGTTATTAAGATTAGTAAAATTATAACCTGTACCACGAGATGCTATCTCAAATGAACTATTGGTTGCTATCGGTGCACCTTGACCCTCAACTACACCAGTTATACTATTATCATCTGATGCAGATGCTGATCCAGTACTTACCTTTCTTCCAATTGGAAATTCATTATTTGTTCTTGCTCCTGAACCATCAATTGTAACTTTAAGTTTTCTAGGTAATGAACGTAATGCATTATCTGCGATAATTTGTGTATTAAGATTACCTGGTTGAATTGGTGTATTATAGAAAGTTGCAGTTCCTGAAGGTACAAATGATGCTTTACGTAACTTGAAGCATAAGTCTTGATACTGACTTGGTGTCCATATTGTACCATTCTGGGATTTAAATAAACTTCCTCCAATATACTGCTTAGAAACAACAACGTTTTCAACATCTGGAAGATTAGATGTTCTAACTGTTTTCTGACCCATTGTTGCAACCCACATTTCATACTTATCAGAAGCTGGTGATAAGAATACAATTGCATATTCTCTTCTTGGTTCAAGATAAACAGGTGATGAGAATCTTATTGTTGTAGGTACAGATGCATCATCAGATACGTTAATTTGATTTGGATTTAATGCAAGTTGAGTATAATCCTGAACTAGGAATTTAGTTGGTGTACCGAGTTCAACATGTCTAAGTTGTACAAATACTTTTGCTTGTGGATCTTTTGATGCAAAATATACATCAAATGAAGTTAAAAAGGCACCAGTTTCATCAACTGTGAATGATTGTGCTAAAGGATCTTGATCAGGTGCTTCAATCCATTGTCTATCAGTTCTAGATGATGTGTTTACACTGGTAGTAAATGCGTTAGGTCTTTGTGGTGGTGCTGGTGGGTTTCTAACTTCAACATTAAAGTTATTTTGTGTAATAATAGTTCCAGTCCCTAAGAAGGTTCCAGAAGCGTCACTGGCAAGTGCAGTTTGACCAGGTAGTGGAATCACACCCTCTGCTGCTGCTGTCACTCTGAAGGTCTTTGTACCCGATCTAAAGACTACTGGAGGTTGAGGTGTTACATTTGGATCTCTAAAGAAGAACGCTCCAATTATGTCTCCCCAGTTATCAGAGAATAAATCTATACTTGTGACTGTTGCCACTGCACCACTAGTTTCTCCAACTATTTGTGCACCTTTAACAACATACCCAAAATACTCCTCTAAATTACCTAGAGCAGTTACATCAACATTTAATAATTGAGATGTTGCTGAATATGTTGAGGATGGAGCAGGTCTATTTCTATCATATGGATCAACAGTATATTCCTCTACGGAAACCGCTGGTGATCCTAAACCAGCACCAACATCTGGACGAGCACTATCACCAAATTTATGATTTGGTCTTTGTATTCTAATATATCCAATCTGCGTTCCATTTAATTCTACTCTTGCATTCTCAAATATGATGAAAGAACCTGCTGACATACTAATTTCAACAAGTTTTGGAACAATATCAGGAACTCCATTATCAAGATAATGATAATGTCTAGTCAATGCCTTTAATCCATTAGCAGCAAAATAAACATTTCTCGATCTCATGAATGGATCTGCAACTGAGTCTATCTTAACATCTTCAAGATAATCATATTCTTGTGAAGGACCCTCTAATACGTTTTGGAAAGCAATTTCTTGTGTAGTGGTAGTAGTTGTTATGGTGGTGCTTCCAACCCATCCAGAATCATCAGGACCAACTCTGGTATCAAATCTATCAACATCTGTTTCTGTGTCAACTTGAGTATTAACAACGTTTGATGTTTCTACCCATCTAGCACCTGTTGATTCTTGTCTTACATTTTCAATGTATATTGTGCGAGACCAATTATCAGATGGTGGATCAAGAGTAACAGCACCTGCAAACACTAATACGTTAAATGGGTTAATATTTTCAACTTCAGTTGCTTGTGGTTGATCTAACCAGTCAACTTCTGTATAATCAAGTGTTATAATATCACCTGTTTTTCTACAATTACTATCTAAAAGTTTCAAGTTAGAATTTAAGTCGGCAGTTGCTAAATCAATTGAAGGATCAAGTGCTATTTCAGCTCTCATTGACCAGAAATCAACTGCACTTAACAATTCACGATTAAATGTATCAACATCACAAACTGAACCTTCTTCTGGATCGAAATTAATAAATCTCCTATCCTTAAAGTTATTAACAGCAAATCCAGTCTTGAATCTGTCCAGACCATCAGCATCTCTTACTTGTAATGATTTTGTATCAAGTTCAAGGGCATTTAATGTTGTAGTTGTTTCAAGATTAATAATTCTCTTCTCAAGAGCACCAATATCTCTCATCGTAAATCTACGATTATCTTGCATCTTGATAGAGGGTTGTGTGTCAGTATCATAAAGATATGGAGGAAGTGAAATTTGAGCGACTTCCATTGAATCGCCAATTTCTGTTGGTGGTGCTGGATTTTCTGCAGACTCCCCTTTGATTAATTTAACTTCTTCAAATTGATTAATAACAAGTTTATCAATTCTAGGTAAGTAGAAACTATACCCAACTATTGAACTTTCATTCGGAGTGACTATGAATGGAGTTTCTGTTGTAAATTTTCTATTATTAAATGAGAATGGAGATCCAGTTGAAGATCCAACATTATAATCTTGAACACTTGGTCTAAAATCTAAAATATCACTTGCTCTATTTTTACCAACAGCTGGCATGTCTTTACTATATCTATCAGATGAATATGAATTTACTGAGAATAAATCTCCCTTAAACCCAGTTCCTATTCCAACATCATATTTGTTAAAAATAACTAACAATTTTTTAGATGGGACTGCAGATTTTCCTTTTCTTACAATTCGTGAATAATCAGAAAATTGTTCTCTATGACCTTTATCTAAAGTAAAATTATTGGTTCTATCAACATAATTACCTGTTGTAACATTCTGAATTATTGACTGTATTCCTGATTCATCAAATACTGCTTGTTCTCCAACAACAAATTTGTTTGCATTTAAGTAAACAAAATCTATAGTATTTGATGTACGTGAAACAATTTGACCAATCGCACGACTTTCTTGACCTGTAATTTTCTCTCCAACTATCGCATTAGTATTAAGATTTAATCCACTAACAAATGTGAGTTTATCTAAAACAGGGGTAGATGTATTTTTTGATTCTAAAACTGCTATAACATTAGCTACATCTGGAGTATTAAGTGATATTTCCTCGTCTTCAACTCTTAATCCATATCTACTAGAATCCACTAAAGCACTTTTTTCTGTTGAAACATTCGTAGTTCTTGTTACTTCTACTTGTTGACTTCTTAAAAATACTTTGTTTTTGCTTGTGATTCCAATTTTTTTGAGAGTAACGTTGACAGTTGCATTACCAGAGGTTTCTTTTAGTCCACTAAAAACAATATCATTTCCATTATTTGTAATTGTTACCTGATCAGATGTTAATGGTTCAACACTTCCGTCTGGATAATGGATTGAGTATTTTTCAGCATCAAATGGTTCAAAGAAAGCACTAGTAACTCCAACAGACGCATCTAAGGCACTACTTGAGGATATTGTTATATTTCCTGAACCATTATTATTAGCTATGTTAGGAACATTAATTTGTTTAGATATTGTTATATTAGAATTTGAGGTATTGATTATTGATATATTTTTCTTTGGAAGTTGTGAATATAAACCACCTCTTGTAAGATTGGTTATTCTTGGGACTTTTATTCTAAATGATGAATTTGTAGATATACCTGATGCTAAAATACTTTCTTCGTTTACACCTGTTACTCCAACACCTAATGGTGAAAGTGTTAAGGTTTGACCATTAGGAGATATATTACTTACACGATTAAACACTGGATCAGCAAATGTTCCATGATTATAGGCAATAATAGCATCAGTTTTAATACCAACTTTACCACTAAATCTACGATTAGCGACAGTTGCAGTGTTTGTTCCAGAACCACCTAGAACTGATAAGTTATCTGATAATGAAAAATTAGGTAATACACGATCATAAAGAACAGTATCTGCACTGAAATTTGATGCTAATGCTGTTATAATTTTTTCTTGAAAAACTGATTTGATATCCTCAGTGGTGTATGTTGCTATTGATATAATTGAAGGTGGTACATTTGCAGCTCTTTCATTTACTATAACCTGTTCACCTTCTACAAATACACCAGTAGTTTGTAATAAAGACCTTTCATTAGCATTGTTCGTGGTGTCTGCTACAAATCCAATCGCTCCACTAGATAAACCTCTTACTCTTGATCCTACGTTTATTTGACCAACATTAGATAACCTTAAGGTTGTAAATGTTTGTATATCATATAAATGTAAATCATATTCTGTCGAACCACCTGTATATGGAGCATCTGAAGCTCCAAAAGAATATACTCTTGCTTGACCTATTTTTATTCCTCTATCAGTGACAATATTTGGATCTGTGCTTCTTTGATTATATAAATCAATTGTATTATCATTCGTTCCACCCAAATTAATATATGGTGTTCCAAAAACATTATTAACTTTAACATTACTACCCAAACTAAAAGGAATAGATGCTGCTCCAACTGATTTTACTTCCCTTGGTTTTTCAACATCTAAAACAGTTGTGCCTGGTAAATATACATCAAACCCTCTGACATATGCCTTACCTGGTGAAAGTTTAACACACATTAGATCTTTAGATGGTGTATTGCCTTGATCTGTTAATTGATTAGATGTATATAAACCTTTTGACCCAATTTCATCATTTAATGAATCTTGCGTATTTACCCTAAATGGTTCAACAGCATAGTTTCCTGATTCATCAAAAGTTCTCTTAGCAAAATATTTTTTTATTTCTGAATATACTGATGTGTTTTGTAATTTCTTTGTTTCTCCATCTCTTACTCTAAATAACTCCACAAAATTTGTATCATTGTAATCTTGTAGTGATTTTTTAGCTAATTTAACAGTAATCTTAAATCTATCAGCACCTGGTGCAGCAAAGTTTGTAAAACCCTTTGCATTATCATACAATGAATCATCATCACCTGAACTTACTATCTCTTCAATAATCTCAAAACCAACCCTATATGAAGGTCTATTAGAATATGGTTCGAGTATTATTAATGATGTTGGAACATCTACAAATACTCCTCTCATGAAATATACACCCTTACTTACCCCTAAAGCAGATCCAGTTGCTGATGCGTTTTCAGAAACAAGTGTTAGAACTGTATCATTAATATTTAAAGTTGTATTTCCGTAAGTTACTGTTTCCTCAAGAACTAATATTTCATTATTAGGAAAAGCAGCACTTTCTCCATCTGTTCCTGATTGATTATATTTTACGAATACTGTTATTTCATCAACACCTTCTTCAGGAGGTAATATAAAATTCTTTATAGTCGCTACAATCCCTGAAGTTTCACCTCTAACTCTTGTTCCTTTACCATTATTATTCGATACGAGTTCATTAAGATAAACTGACACATCAATGCCCAAATGTGCTGAATTTACTTTAATTGAAAAATAAGACGGATCATACTCAATACCACCTGGTATGACCATTGAACCTTCCTTGAAGATATGCTTACCAAAAGATTCAACCTGATTTTGTAAAATAGATTGTAATCCAGTTAGTTCTCTTGCTTGAACTGGATGTCCTGGTCGAAATAAAATCTTATAGAAATTTTTCGCCTTATCAAAATCATCATAATATGGATTGATATTTAAATTTGTCTTTTGTGGCATTGTTAGAATTCGAGTATGATTTTAATGTCTTCCTTTTGGCGAGAGTTTCTCACAATTTCAGGTCTATTATCTAGATAGACTATTTCACCTGACCCTTTATTTATCTCAGATTCAGATAACCCCGCATTAAAATTAACACCCAAATTGATTAATTTATTACCAGTTGGGTTATCAGTTCCTTTTGAGAATGATGTATCTATTGATGCAGAAAAATCAGATTTTTTACATTCTATATTGTTTGCAGTATTTGCTGACTCAAATTGATATATTCTACCAGTGGTAGATATTCCAGTATAATCAGTATGATCATAGGTCGTTCTATTAAAATGTAAAGAACGATCTCTGAAATATTTCATGACCTTTGTTTCTTTATCATATGAAGCAACGTAACCAGTTGCTACCTTTCCTGCGTTAGGTGAAATAGTAAGAATTTGTGTTATTTCTTCACCTACAATTGGGGTGGTTGTATCACTAATTGTTGAAAATTTAAATGCTTGTAATGATGAAAATGTAGTATCAGTGTAAACTATGCTAGTTCCAACTTTAGTAGGATTCTTAACAACACCTACCTGTGAAAATTTAGTATCTATTGGAAAATCTTTCGTCGAATCATCAAATCTAGCATAAATTATTACCTTATCAGTTCCTAATTCAGAGTAAACATCCGAACCATGTCCTAAACCAGGTGGTATTATTGGAATTAATTTTGCTCTACCAGTTGCACTAACATTACTGTTAAGAGTTCCCAAATCTACAAGACCATAAGAGTACCCACTTCCACCTGAACTAACAATAACATCTGTAATTTTACCATTTACAACATCAACTCTTGCTTTTGCTCCAGTTCCATCACCAATTATATCAACTTCTTGCCCTAAACCATTAGCATATCCACTTCCACCATTTTCAATATATACGTGTTTTATTTGATTTAAGTTTATTTCTGAATTTCCGTTTTCTCTGACTGCCCTTATTTGTGAATCAGTGCTCGTTGACCAGTTATTTGGTACAGTGATATATTCAGTTGAATCAAATTTTATAATATCACTTGGAGAAACAGTAAATAGATACTTCCAAATATAACCATCTCCACTATTTCCTGCCTTTGATGGCTCTAAATCAGTAAATGTAGGTTCATCCTGCGATATATTACCTAATATATTTTCACCTGAAGAACCATTATTAATACAAACATAAACTTTAAAGTCAGAGTTAAGCACATAGTAATTGGCATCATATAACCTATTTGCTTGTGTTAATGGACTTTGA